CAAAGAAAACCATCACTAAAAAATTCTCAATTAATGATTTCAGTAATAAAGTTATTAATTGGGATATGAAAGCACCAGAAGAAGAAGCACAATATAACGACCAAATAGAAAACAATTTAAAAAATTTAAAAATGCAAATTACAAAATATTAAATGAATACAATCAAGAAAGAACAAAATTAACAATCAATAAAGAAAATTATCAATGCATGCTTATTAGATAGGAATTAACCACAATGAATAAAGAACTTATAATCAGTATTACTAAGAACGGGATAACTTCTAAAATGGGGATGTGTTCCGAATATTATCAGAATATGATTGTTAACCTTATAAATAATCATTATTGCTATTTGTGGCAGGCTGAAACGGATTCTCTTATAATGCTTAACCGCCACACAGGCGACAAGATAGAATTCAAAATACTTTGATAAAATAGCCGTGATATTTCACGGCTTTTTTAAAAAATAGGGGGTTAAAAAATGAAATTAACACTTAGAAATTATCAACAAAATATAGTTAATAATTGTCGAGATGCTTTTAAAAACGGATTCCACCACCTTTGTTGTGTTCTCCCGTGTGGAGCAGGGAAAACCGCTATTTTTTGCTATCTTGCATACCTCAATACGATTAAAAAGCCTTCTAATCATGTCTTGATATTGCTACATCGTAAAGAGCTATTAAAGCAAACTGTAGAAGCTTTCCAATCGTTCCAAATAAGCACAGATCATATTAATATAGCGATGATTCAAAGCTTTAAAAACACGCTTAAAACAGGCGTAAAGCCCTATTCTCTTATAATTATTGATGAGTGCCACCACGCCACATCTAACAGCTTTAAGACAGTACTAATCGCTTACGATAAAACCGCCTTGATAGGATTCACAGCAACCCCCGCCCGACTGGATGGAAAACCCCTCGGTGCTATTTTCGACCGCTTAATTGTCGGTGTTGATTATTCTTATTTAATCTCAAATAATTATTTGGTGGATTATGATTATTTTAGCCCCGACCTCAATTTTAACTTTTCGCAATGGAAGCTAAAAAGCGGTGATTTTGACACAACCGACAATGCTTTACACCTTGACAAAAAAGCTATTTATGGGGATATCCTCAAATATATCGACCTATCCAAAAAGACTATTATTTATAGTCCTACTGTCGATTATTCTAAAAAGCTTGAATCACAGATCAACGAGCATTTTAACGCCAGAATATCCGCCGAGTTCAACGGCACGACCCCCCAACCCCTAAGGGATAAAATAATAGATGATTTTAAAAATAATCGTATAAAAATTCTTATAAATGTTGACTTAATCGGCGAAGGTTTTAATGTTCCAAGCTGTGATTGCGTGTTTCTCCTCCGTGCTACCCAATCATTAACCCTTTATATCCAGCAGGCAGGAAGAGCCTTGAGAGCAGACCCAAACAATCCAAATAAAAGAGCCTCTATTTTTGATTTTGTCGGCAATATTTATCGCTTTGGCTTTCCAGATGCTCCCCGTGTCTGGAGTCTCTCCAGCACGATAAAAAACAGTCATAAGCACGAGACAATCCACGATTCACTTATCGTTAAAACTTGCCCTAACTGTCTTCGCTCGTTCGTGCCTTCCCAGATGCTGCCTAATAGGTTATGCCCTTTCTGCAAAACATATCTACCACTTAATAAAAAAGAAATCCAGATTCAAGACAAGAAAGAGCTAGCTTTAATTAAGAAAAATCAACTAATCGAGAACAGGCGGCAGCGTGGAAGATGTCGAACATTTCAACAACTTAAAAAACTAGGCGAGGAGAAAGGCTACGAACATCCTGCCCAGTGGGCATATTATGTTTTGAAAAATAGAAAACAAATATAAAATATTTTATAAATAATGCTTGATTATTTTATAAATAGTAGTATAATAGAAGCAGTTAGAAAAACTAACTAGCTATCTAATCCGTGCGCACAGATCGGACAGCTGGAGGCGATGCCTCCTAAGAGGAAAAATAAAAAATTATGGCAAATCCAAAAATTGACTTTAAACCATTAGACTACTTCCAAAAGACTTTGGAAGCCTTCGACTTTAGCACCTATAGAGTAATGAAAGCTCTATATTACTACTGTGACGCTCATCAAAACCTCGGCTATGCTGACCGCCTCTATGTTGCAATTTTCAAAAAATGCAGCGAGGAACAAAAACAGTATTTCAAAGATTATTTTCAATCTTATAAAAAAATACCAAGCTTCGATTATCTCTGGAACTGGTATTTCCGCCACAACACCGCCGACCAGTCTTTCGAGCTGAAAACATCCGAAACCCTATTTAATCTGTTGATTAACGATATAACCATCTGCAACGACCTAATAGCCACAGCGCCAAAACCAGATAGCACTGTCTGGTTCGTCGACTAGCCCAGCCCCCCGCACTGCCTCAGCACCATCTAACCGCCTCACGATCTGGCGGTTTTTTTAATTCAACAAAACTCAATTTGTAAATCATTTTCAAATTGAAACTGAAATTGATAATCATTTTCAAATTAGTAAACAAAAACCAAACAACAGCAATTAATCCCAACCATATATATTTAGCAGTCATTTGCCCCGAGTGCTAACCCCTCGAATGTACCAAAAAGTACCCAATCAAGCCCGCCCTAGATAACCCCTCCGCTATCCGTTAAGAGAATACCGAGAAGGTCAGCAACAGGGGGGGATAAATAGGGGTACGGGTGAAGGGACAGCCAAGACTAAAAGCTATTGCCCAAAACACAGGGGGTATAAAAAAAGGGGTTAATCACGGGGGGAATTAATCACAGGGTGGTTTTAGGGTGTGAGGGTATGTGATAAGGACGGGTATCCGAGGGGCTGATTAGTGTGTTGAGGTTAATAACAGGGTGTGTTAGGGGTGATTTAGGGCGATTTAGGGGGTGTGTTTTAGGGGTGATTTTAAGGTGATTTTTCCCCCCGTTATAAGGGGTGTTTTACCCCCGAATAAACTATGTCCTAGGCATATAACAAAATAGCGATTTAGTAAAGAAAAAGCATAGTTTTTAGGACATAGTTGGACATAGTACAGATAATACAGATACCTCACAGTATGAGATAAAGGACATAGTTAGGACATAGTTAGGACATAGTTTGTGGTAGCAACTATGTCACAAAAAAAGCTAGTATTCATCGGCACTTTTTGCATTTAGGACATAGTTGACATAGTTTTTCCATAAACTATTATCAAGAAAAAAAAAGTGTATAACAATATAGTATATATGTAAAGAATATAGGGAATATATATAGAGAAAGATTTAAAAAAGGGTGTCAAGTGTGTCCACTATGTCCGAGAATGAGGTGGTTTGGGGTGTATTTGGGGTGTTGGGATAGTTGCGTGGTTAGTAGGTTGTCCGAGGGTTTATAATAAGGCGGTAAGTAATCCGTGGATTAAGTTAAGTAATCCGTGGATTAAGTTAAGTAATCCGTGGATTAAGTAAGGAGGACACACGATATGGCGGTTAAGAAGACAGTTGGTAAGGTGAGTAAGAAGAAGATTACTCGTGATGGTGATACCCGTGGCGGAGAGGATGTCCGCACGGACGCACAGATCCAGGTGGTGTATGGGCGTAAGTTGCCAGAGGGCGAGGTGGTCGACGGGATACTGAGGTTGCGTGGCGAGGGTATACCTTTGAGGATGATATGTGGGAGATACGGGATATCGAGGACTAGGATGGACAGGTGGATGAGTCAGGGCGAGGAGGACATCGACGAGGGGAAGGACACTCCGTGTGCCAGGCTTTATGTGGGAATGGCTAAGGCGGAGACCGCTGTGGCGGAGAGGTGCATGAGCGGGATATTGAAGGCTGGCGAGGCTGATGGCGGAAGGAACTGGGCTGCGTTGGCGTGGATAATGGAGAGATGCTTCCCCGAGGAGTACGGACTCGCACGGAGGGCTGATGTCGGCGAGAAGGAGGCATCGGTGCGTGTGGTCATGGGCGGACAGGGCGGAAGCGTGCCTCACGAGCCTGGCAGGGTGATGGGCGTGGTTGATGCCCGTGTCGAGGAACACACGGTGTCCGAGTCTCCACAGGATGACAGTGATGATTCCCACACGGATGGGAGCGGTGAGTAGTCATGGGATTGAGATACGATAAGCCGAGGAAGGGGCAGGAGAGGATACTGAACCTCTCGCAGCTGTGCGGATACGGATACGACACGGAGCTGTTCACGAACGCATACTGGCTGCACAACCCGTGCAGGTACAGGGCGAATGTCGGAGGAAGAAACACGAAGAAGTCCACGGATATGCTCGGACTCGAACCGCTGTTCAAGATAATGTCGAACGAGTACAGGAACATCGTGATGATAAGACAGAACGACAGCGACAACCTCACAAGCACATATGCGAGACTGAAGGGGATAATCGAGGAGCTGGCGATAGGCGATCTGTTCAAGGTGATGGTGAATCCGAGGCAGATAGTGTACAGGGAGACAGGTCAGAAGATAATGTTCAAGGGGTTCAACAATCCTACGGGAATAACCTCGGTGGCTGTGGAACACGGGGTGTTGAGCGATGCGTACATGGAGGAGATGTACGAGATGAGCGACTACGATGCGTTCAGAAAGCTCGATGGTTCGTTGCGTGGCGAATTGCCACCTGGCGTGCAGATCCAGATAACGATGGCTATGAACCCTTGGAGCAGGAAGCACTGGGTTTACGAGAAGATGTTCGCTGGCAGGCTAGACCCTAGTTTCGAGCAGTTGGAGAAGAATGCGTATTTGGACTGCTACGACAGGGATTTCCAGCTTGGATTCGGAAGAGGCTTGTACCTGCACCAGAGCACATACAGGGTGAACGAGTTCAGGACACCCGAGTACGATGCGAGCATGGAGTATATGCGAGACCACGCACTCGAGATATACAAGGTCGAAGGACTTGGAATGTGGGGAAACAGCACGGAGCGTGTGTATCCCGAGTTCGTGCATAGCAGGAACATAATAGGCGTGGAGGATGTCATGAGGATGCGTTTCAGGGCGTTCTCGATCGGGATAGATACGGGACTGAGCAACGGGGAAGGGCATATAAGAAAGGATGGTCGAGTGAAGAGTGCCACGACAGTGCAGTTGGTTGGCTTGACCTCGGACTGCCAGAAGATAGTTGCGATAGACGAGTGGTTTCACAGCAACGATGGGGAGCTGAAGCCGATGACTCAGGATGAGGAGGTTCGTGCGTGCGTTAATGTTATAAAGCACTGGCAGGATGTGGTATGGAAAGGACATCCCGATTTGTTCAACGGGAGGATGATACCCGTGTACATCGACTGTGCGGATATCGGATTCCGTGATGCGTTCATAAAGGAATGCGGAAGACAGCTTTTGTACAGGGCGCAGGCGACTGGAAGCACGAAGATGGGGATACAGACACGAGTGGATTTCATAAGGTGGCTTCTCGGATATGGGGAGTGCCAGATATGCGGAAAGTGCCAGAACCTCATAAGAGAGATGGACGAGAGCCGAAGAGGCGACAAGGGCGAGACGAGGGAGAACCTGAACGACCACGCACTGAATGCCTGGGAATATGCGTGGACACCGCTTAAGGCGTATCTTATGGCTTGGGGTCAGTTCAAGCAGAGATAGTTTATAATTTGTGTGTATCCATGAATGGATATGGGCGGGTGGCGATATTGGGAATAACACGGGGAGACCCGTGTTTTTTATAATTTTATAAAAATGTGTTGCATAATTTTACAAAAAGCGTATAATTGGAGATGTGAGGAGGACACAAAGAGATGAGATTAGATGTAGAAATAGATAAGAACAGCAACTATGTAAGAGCGTTTACAGTTAGTTATTGGTATAGGGGCGGTTTCCGCCATTGCAAACGCAAAGTAGATTGCTATGAAATCGTAAGAGATAGCGATGGTTCAATTTCCGAATTAAGGAGTCTAACGAACCATTGCAATTATTACAGCATCGAAAAATATAGCTTGTATATTGCTGAAGAGGTGAAAAAACTTGCAGATTTTGAAAAGCCTATAAGATATGAAGAAGTTAAGGAATATTAGTTTGATATAGGAGGACATATAGAAATGGAAGATTGGGCGAAGATAGTGAAGACCATAAGGAAGAATGGAGGCTTGACACAGGTAGAGCTTGGCAGAAAGTTGGGGATAGGCTATTCCTCGATTGGAAGCTGGGAATGTGGACACCGTGAACCTAGTATGAAGATGAAGAAGAAGCTTGAGGAGATAGGCAAGGAGCTGAATATTGATTACTCGAGGGATATTGAGATAATAAGATTCATAACTGTCTTGGTGGAAAATATTCCTACTAAGAAGCTCAACGATGAGAGACTGCATATTATATGTGGCAATGGCAAGGACTGTGGAAATCTCAAGGAATATATATGTGAGAGGATGGAAACTTTGCTTGGTGCAAGTGTGGTATTTGGGGAGGAAAAGAAAGGATGAAGGAATTGGAAGAGGAAATCAGCAAGAGAAGATGGAAATCGGAGTGTCTTGAAAAGTTTGTGATGTTCCTGAAGGAGCTGTACAAGTATCCAAATCATTACAAGAAGATAGTAATAAATTCCGATCTGGAGGATAGCGAGACAGGAAACCTCAAGCGTGAGGCTGAGTGTGTCGAATACGAGGACACGGATATTAGGAAACATTTGGATTATGTATGGGGCATCGTTGCCTCGCTTATGAAATGCGATGTATGCGGTTATGATGAGAACGATAAAGAGCTGTGGTTCTCTTTCTATGATGACAGCAGGCTAGGCGAGAGGGAAATCATATGTATGAGTTGCTATAAGGCTAAATGGGAGGCGGAAGAGGCAAAATGAAAATAGAGATAGAGATTCCAAAGGAGTTTGAAGGTGATTACAATTTTGACAAGTTTGAAGATTTCTTTATGCGTGTTTCGCATGATATAGAAACGAATGAATATCTCAATAGATATCTTTGTGGAAATTATGAAAAAGAAACGGCTGAGATGTTTGTAAAAGCGTTCCAAAACAGCACAGAGAAAAAATAGGGAGGCTAGGGAAGATGCGTGATTTTAGCAAGTATTTTGATTTGGACTATATGGTGAACAATGTGAAGAAGATAGTGATTGTGAAGAAGTGGTACTTGGATGGCAGTAGCACCAAGGTGATTGATGTGGATGCCAAAGTATTTGATAGAGAAGAATACACCAGTGATAATGATTTCAAGAGGGATATGGCGTTCATATTGGGTGCAATGAGTATGTTGAAGTTGTCTAGAGGTGTTGTACACGAGGCGACAGGAATGCTCATATTCGATTTCGATGCTGTGAATACGGACAAGCGAGGAAGACAGCTGAAGGTGAAGATGTACTATATGGAATACTGAGAGGGGATAGGGATATGAAAAGCGATGATAAAAAAAAGATGTATGACATTTTAGGAATCAAAGATGTGTATTTTGAAGAGATGTGCAAGAGATACGAAATGGCTGATTCGGAGAAGAAAGAAATTAAGGAAATAAAGGAGATAATGAGCAGTAGGAATAAATTCCTTAATAGTGTTGGTAGTGTAGTGTTTGTGTTTAGGAAAATTGTGGGTGATTCTGGTTATGTGAATTATCTTGATGACTTTGTAAGCTATGAGACAGAGACTGATAGCGAGCTTGAGCGTTTCTATTTTGCATATAAAGCGAGAGGATATGACAATTTTGAGATAGACAGTATTGAAAAGGAAGAGTATATGTATGGGAATACATATAGTGTGGAGATGCATAAAAAATATGATGGTTATATTTTATATGCCACGATGGTATTGGATACAAGGATGTGAAAGAGCAAATGATAAAAGACATTGAAAGAAGTCTGGAGATGTTTGCTGTTTTTCTAAAGGACTTAAGAGAGAATCCAAATCAGTATAAAGAGGTAAACATACAAATCGATTTTGTCGGAAAAGCCATGTCTATGAAGCATAGGTATAATTTTATAGATTATAAAGGCGATGAGATTATGGAACATAAAGAAGAGATACAGGAAGCCATGACCTCATTATTGATCGGATGCGACATTGTTAACTGCGACGAAGACGATTCGGAAATATCGTTTTGCTTTCGCAACGGCGATAAGAATAACAGAAAACTTATTTATGTGCTTTGTTTCAAGAATTATAGGGGATATATATAGGAGGACACGAATAAAAATATGTACGAGGTAATAGTAGAGACTTTTTGTATAAGTCGCTGCATTTACGCAACATGTAATGCAGTAAGAATTCTTTTTGATGGCTGTTATGAAGACAAGATGGATGCGGTCAAGGCATATGATGACAAATTCAAGGAATATTACGAAGAACATAAAGATTGTTATTATTCTAAAGATGATGATATGTTCAAGATTGTTGAAAGAAAGAGTGCTGGTTATAATGTAGTTATAAGAGGAAGAATTATTATCAAGGGGGAAGCGGATAAATGATAAGTTCAGATGAAAAAATAGATATTGATTTAGAGAGTGTAGAGAGATATAAGGAAGAGAGGGATTTAGAAAGATATGAAGCGATGCAAAAGTATGCTGATTACAATAGGTTTATTGCATTTTTAAGAGATTTCTATAGGAATCCGAAGCAGTATGACAGGATAGTCATACGAACTGATTTTGTAGATGCTAAGCGTGGCTGTTGCACTCGTGAGATGTTCGATGGCAGTGAGGCTATCATGGAACACTGTAATGAGATACGGGAGCTTATGAATTTATTGTTGATTAGATATGATATTTCCGATTGCCTTGAGGGCAAATATATGATTGCGATTTATTTCAATGATGACAGCGATGTCGACCATAAGAAAATTATTAGCGTGTTTTGTTTCAAGAATTAGGTACATCGGAGGACACTAGGGATTATGAAAATATGGAATTTGTTCGAGCAGAGCGGGCATTTCAAGGATGTCGAGAAAGAGATGGGATATGATGGAATAGATGTCGATTGTGTGAAGACAGATCATACGGATTATGTGATGGACTTGCTTGCCGAGATGGACAAATGGGAGAAAGGCAAGGAATCGATATTCGATGAGATAAAGCAGGATGACTTTGTGTTCAGCTTTTTTCCTTGCATAAGATTCGAGAATCAAGCAAATATGCTGATTCAAGGGTTTAGGAATCCAGATATATACAAGCCTATGGTAGACCGCTTGGACATAAGTCGAGAGAGAGAGAGAGAGAGAGAAGTATGTGGTATGGATACTTTTGCCTCTTTTGCGAGATTATGCTTGTAAAGGGTGTGAGATGTGTGATAGAGAATCCGTATTCGACCGCACACTATTTGACAAGGTATTGCCCTTTGAAAGCTGATTACATTATTATGGATAGAAGCAAGTATGGAGACTATTTCAAGAAACCCACTCAGTTTTGGTTCTTGAACTGTGAGCCTAGGAATGGCTTGGTGGCTGTGAATTATGACAGCAAGCCAGTCAAGAAGATAATAAATGAGAGAGGCATAAATCGAAGTCTGATAAGCAAGGAGTTCATAAGGGTGTTCCTTAGCGAGATAGTGGATTTGGAAGGGGAGGCAATAAAGAAGAAATATGAGTGACAGGTATGGACTGCCATATATGGGTAGCAAGTCGAAGATAGCTAGGTGGGTAGTCGAGAGACTGCCCGAGGGAGACACGCTGTACGATGTGTTCTGTGGCGGATGTGCGATAACTGACTATGCGATGAGGGCAAGGAAGTACAAAAGCTATGTGGTGAACGACATCACGAACATCGGATATGTGTTCAAGAAGGCGTTGGATGGCGGATTCAAGAACGAGACAAGGTGGATAGACAGGAAGACATATTTCGAGGAGCTTGAAGACCCTTATGTGTATCTATGCTTCTCATTTGGAAACAATCCAGTATGCAGGTATGCGTATGCTGTCGAGCTTGAGCCTTGGAAGAAGGCATTGCATTGGTGCTATGTGTTCAATGACCCAAGCTTGATGCACGAGTATGGAGTCGATATCCCAGTATGCGATGACAAGGCAGGATACAGGAAGTGGATAAGGAACAACGAGACATACATAAGGGAGCGATATTGTGCGTGGGTGAACGCACATAGGGCTGAGATAGAGGAAAAGTCGGGATTGAAAATACGCTTGGAACGCTTGCAAAGCCTAGGTAGCTTGGAACGCTTGCAAAGCCTAGGTAGCTTGGAACGCTTGCAAAGCCTAGAACACCTGCAGAAACTACAGCGACTGAAAGACTTGGGAACATTGGAAAGTTTAGACCGATTACAGCGACTGAAAGACAGTCTCCACATATTCCAAGGCGACTACAGGGATGTTGTGATTCCAAAATCAAGCGGTGTGGTGTATTGCGACCCTCCATATCGTAATACGAGGCAGTATTACGATATGGAGGGAGGGGAGAAGCGAGACCTTACCAAGACATTCGACTATGATGGGTTCTATGCTTGGTGCGAGTATCAATCGTATGTGAATAGAAATCCAGTGTTCGTGTCATCGTACGATTTGCCAAGCAGCAAGTTCCGCCGAGTAGCATCCGTGGAAAAAGGTTCATCGTTGCATTGTGGTGCAGTTTATTACAATGACAAGATAGAGGGCTTGTATGTGCCTAAGGAGCAGGATTGCGATCTGGTGGATTATGTGCAGGTCAAGCTGTTCTAGAGTTTGGATTTTTATCCAAACTCTTTTTATTTGCTTTATAATATTTTGTATATGGAGGTTTGACATAAATGAACCCTAACAACAGAATGTATGTGAGCAATGAGGAAATGCTCAGACTTGGAGAGATAATGGAATATACCACTTGGTACAACGGGAACTCGAGCGAGCTTCTCGAGTTCTACACCGAGTCAATGAATACATATTTTCCAAGCAATCCGATATATCTCAGAAACAGGATGCAGTATTTTTGGGCAAGGTCTGTGAATGCCAAGAAGGCATTCAGAAGAACGCACGACAATCTATTTGCTGACATCATAGATGTGCTTACCAATGTTGTCGGCACTCCAACCATTGTTGGCAAGGAGAAGGAGCTTGCCGAGGAATTGGAGAAATCCACAGGGCTTTTCCATATCGTGAATCAGAAGCAGATACCTTTGACTCTTGCACAGGGAACAGGCTGTTTCAAGATTTCATCCAGCCCATACGAGAGTACTCCAAGCCTTGACTACTACACAGCTGACAGGGTTCGATATCATGCAAGGGGCGAGCATATCATTGGCATAGACTTCATCGACTATCTCAAGGATGACAAGGGCTTGAAGTATATGCTTGTGGAGAAACGATATCTCACGAGGAGCGGAGAGAACGGAGGCGGAGACCTTCACATAGATTTCCATCTCTATCGCTGGGTGAACTGGCAGGACAGTGGAAACACAGAGGTCGGCTTGGACACTCTCGATGAGACAAAGGGCTTGAAGCCCACAACTGTGACCAAGGGGTTGGGCAAGCTGTTCGCTGTTCCCACAACGATACTTATGGACAAGCGAGGCGGTCTCTATGGTCGTTCCATCGGCGAAGGCAAGCTTGACTTGCTCGATATGGTGGATGAGGCTTGGAGCATAGAGGGGCGTGCGGTGAGAATGTCGACACCTCAGACATACATGCCCGAGAGCTTGCTAAGAACCACCGAAGTCCCAGTGACCGATGGATACGGGAATCACGAGATAAAAATCGAGCGTGTAGAGCCTGATGAGTTCGACAGGGATTTCGTTGTCACGAACGATGATGTGATTCCCAATGGGGATGGGAGACTCCAGAGCGGTGGGATAATGGTAGACCAGCCTCATATGGATGTAGACCAGTATGACAAGACAAGAAGGCGTGCAATCATAGAAATCCTCAATGGCATAATGTCGGTATCCACCTTGGGCGTGACATTGAATCCAGGGATGAACGAGCCTCTGGAGAGCCGAGAGCGTGAGAAGATAACAACGCTTACCAGAAACATCATAGTCGCCAAGGAGAAGACCATACTCGAGAATGTCCTTACGGACTTGATGGATATGGCTGACTACAAGCGAAACGGATATTTCTTCCTAAGAGCCGAGAATGACAAGACAAGAGTAGAGGTAAGGTTCAGCGAGTTTGCAAATCCATCGTTGGAGACCGAACTCAAGGTGCTTGGTTCGGCTTGGAGTTCAGGTCAGATATCCACCGAGCTTTATGTGGAGAACCTATGGAAAGACAGGCTGACCGATGAGGAGAAGCAAGCCGAGAAGGAGAGACTGGAGCAGGCAAGACACGAGGCATTGCTCGCACCTGCGGTGTACGAGGGAAACAATGTCGAGAACATAGAAGAGGTTTTGAGGAATGGAATTAGCGACAGCGTTGCGAATGGTGGCGGAAAGCAAGAGGGCGTTTCTAAGAAGGGCAAGAACGATGGTGGCGGAGATGTCGGCGATGACATACGCCACAAGGACAAGCAATGACGATCTGATTTCAAGGATACGCTATGAGGCGTTCCGAGGACTCTACAGTGGCGAGCCTTGGCAGATAGACCTTGCGGATGACAAACCGATAGACAGGAATGTCTATTACGGATTCGAGCGTAAGGGCTATGGATTCGTTGGGATTTCGGCTATAGGGATGGGCTTGTTCATCCCTAAGCTCGTGTCTACACTTCCGCATCGTTTCGAGAGAATCATAGGCGGTAGGAATCTCAGCTCGCTGAATGACAGGGAGAGGCTAAGGATAGCCACCGAATGCTATCAAGGCGGAATGGCTATGGTGTGGGATGCATCACAGCACTATGATGGTGAGAAGAGGCAGGAGGCGGTGAAGCGTACGCTGGATGATGCGAGATACAGCCACCGATACATATGGCTGTGTTCAACGCACGGAGACCCAGCTGTAGGACACAAGGACTATCAAGGAAAGTATTATGTCGATGAGAACGCACCGAGGGATGTACTCGAGTATGCAAGAATCAAAGGTCTCAAAAGCTATCAGTGGGTTATAGACAGCCCAGTGTATATGATTACGAGACCGAACTGCCGACACTATATGACATCGTTGCCGATGGACTATGTGATGAAGACAGACCCGAACACCGCATTGAGCGAGCTTCATATGCGATACGATGAGGGAAGGCGAGGCTCGTTCCAGACATTGCCACCTAGGACACCCAAGGAGATAAGGCAGGAGACATACAGGAACAGGCTGTACTTCCATATGCGTGCATTCAAGATGCGACCGAGTGCTGAGCTTGCAGGACTGATTGAGAAGGACAAGCTTTTGCTTTCGTATAGCCTATAAGGTGCTTTATAAAAAATGTTGTATAATAAAAATCACTAAGAAACGAGGATACAGTTCAAATGTTTATTAAAAACTTAGAAATCAAAAAGGAAGAGCCGACAGCCGAGGAGAAGACCGAGACACCGAAGACCGATGAGAATGCCGACAAGGGCGGTTCTGTGGAACAGCAGGATGCCAAGCCCGAGCAGTCAACAGCCGAGACTTCAGCAGTCGAGGAGAAATCCACACAAGCCGAGAAGACAACAGTCGAGAAGACCACAGCCGAGAAGACTTTCACACAAGCCGAGCTTGACAGCATAATCCAAAGCCGATTGGGCAAGGTGTATGCAAAGCTTGGTGCGAAGAATGCGGATGAGTTCGAGCAGAAATTGAGCGAATCCAATTCCAAGCTAGCCGAGACCGAGACCAAGCTCAAGCAGATTGAGAAGGACACAGCCCTCAAGGACAGTCACATCAATCCAGATCGTGTGAAGGATGTCGACATATGGTTCAAGGGAACTGGCACGGAGTTCAGTGCATCGGCATTAGCCGAGGCTGTCAAGACACATCCCGAATGGGTTTCCAAGGTAGTTGTTCCCGAGGTGGGTTCCAGCATAAAAGGAACTACCGAGGCAGATTCGAGAAGAGACAATGAGAGCAGAATAGCCGAGGCATTGGGATATACCAAGCTGGTAGGCTAAGCAGTATGTTCATTTTTAGGGGGATATAGATAGATTATGAACATTTCAAATGAGACCATCAAGCTATATCAGAAAGCATTGGACACAGTGTTCGTACACGAGTCCAAGACCGATATCTTGAGAGAGTATGCACCTGCAGCATATGCAACAATCGAGCCAGATTTCAACAGGGCAGGAGTCATCAAGTTGCCTAAGGGTTCTTCAGGCGGACTTGCAAACTACAAGGCTGTAAATCAATCCACACCTGCAGCCGACTATGTACATTACCAGACAACTGGCGGTGATGGATACAAGAGAAACGATGCCAAGCTCGAGTTCGAGGAATTCAATCTTCAATGCAACCGTGGTGTCGAGTTCCAAATAGACCGTGTAGAGGGAAAGAAAATCGATGATTTGCTTTTGACCTATGTCGTATCACAGTTCCCTCGTGAATCAGTCGTACCCGAGGTCGATGCATTCCGTTTCGCATATCTTGCATCCCGTGCCAACTTGTCCTATGGAAACTTGGTCACCGAGACACCTACTGCCGATGGTGGAGACCAAGACATCTTCACATTGCTCAGCAATGCCCTTGCCAAGCTCTACGATATGGGAGTATCCGAGGAGAAACAAATCATCTTCGTTAATTCCGAGGTTCACAACTTGCTTGTCAATTCCGCCAAGCTTACTCGTTATTTGGGAGTTTCCGTAATCGACTATGGTGGAATCAAGGTCAATATCGAGACATTCCTCGGAAGACCTTTGGTCAAAGTTCCTTCAAGTCGTTTCTTCAACAAGATTACACTTACCGACAACGGATATGCACCTGCCGATGGAGCAAAGTCCATCAACTATATGGTAGTATCCGCCGACACCACATTGATTTTCGACCTCTTGGGCAGAATGCATGTCTATGATTCCGACAGCGTACATCTCGGATTCGATGGATGGGCAGTAGACTACCACCTCTATCACGGAATCTATGTACCCGACAACAAAGTCCCTGGAGTCTTCGTATCATTGGGTACAACCTTGAAGGCATCATCCGCTGGCAGATTGTTCGTTGCCACCAAGGCTGGTTCTGCAACTGGAACAACCGCAGTCGAGTCCTTCTTGACCTTGCCTGGAAACTTGCTTGTGACCCAGATCGGATTCGATACTGCCGACCACAACTATGGTGTCAAACTTTCTAGCGACAAGATTAAGCCCATCGGCGAGGATATCTCTGTGACTGGAAGCACCTTGAGATTCTTCGGATGCGATTCCAACGGATTGATTATCGCCAAGACCGATGGTGCAGTAGCTGTCAACAAGAAGTAGTATAATTAGAGCGTTGGATATTCAGTGTCCTAGTATCCAACTTACCTAATTTTCGTGCCTTGTGTGCAAAAAGCACAAGGCATTTTTATTTTATAAAAAGCACTTGACTAATTTTATAAAAGTAGTATATTAGTGTGCGTGGGGATAAAACCTCAAAATGTGCAAGTCCATACTTTTTGTGGTGAGAAGTATGGATTTTTTTATTTGCTAGTGGTAATATAGAGCAGTGAGGTATCATCCTTTCTTTCATAAAAGTGAATGATAAGTTCTTGAATAGTCATTACTCCTTTCGGATGCCTTTCTGATACCTCTTGCGTGATATGCCATACTTTTCTTGATAATTGACCAAAGTCTTCTTCCGAGTGGCATATGCATGTAAAAAATCCCTAGTCAAACCCCTTATATCGAGAAATAAGGGGCTTTTTTGTTTTATAATAATTTCATACATACGGAGGATTAGAAAGATGGCTGAAGACATAAAGACATTTGGCGGAGCTGAGAACGAGATAGATGACAGGACAGCGTACACAGTCAAGGGAGCTGATGCCACATTCATAAAGAAGACCGACATCAAGACTCCGAACGGAATGGACTTGAACCGACTTCTCGTATCACCCGAGGAGTTCCAGCAGTACACGGGCATAAACCTCGTGTTCCGTTTGGTCGAGGGGAATATGGTCGATGGAGACTCTCACGCAGCAGCACAGGCGTTCATAGAGCGTATCCAGAGAAGACTTAACAACTACATAGACACGCATTTCTCAGGCAACATAGGGAGATTCTATTCCAAGCCCTCGGACAACCAGAGATACCACTACAAGCTTGCTGTGATAGAGCAAGTGCTGTACATATTCAGCAACACAGCGATAACCGAGAGCATGGGCTTGAACGATGATGGATACCCCATATTGAGCAAGAACGATATAAGACAGCGTGAAATAGGCATAGAGTGCCAGCGTGAGCTTGAGCTTGCAGGACTGTGGACTAGAAGTCTCAATTCTGGAATGGGGTTCTATTCTTTCTGGTGGAGGTTCTAGCCTATGGACTTGAGACAAAACTACAATGCGTACAATGAGCTTTTCGAGGTTCACAAGCAGGACAAGAAAAATGTAAGGGGTGCGAGGCTGAAATGGAACAAGGAAGCCGATTTCTATATCAAGGCGAAGATATACAGGAGTGTCGAGTCCGAACCCGATATGGTGGATGGAACATTCCAGACAACATTGCATACCCTCGTGATAAAGACACCAGACAGGACTCAAGTCGAGATAAACGACAAGATGATTCAGTCATCTACTGGGCTGACATATATCGTGGTGTCAATCTCACAAGACTTGGCTAAGAGCAAGTTCAAGGGAAGATATGACAAGTTTAGGACTTGCGACACATACATAACGCTTAGAGGCTAACCATTATGGCTAAGGAATCTAAGACATACACCGAGGGAAACTTCAGTACAAGCTATGGTGAGAAGTACAAGGGCGGATACCAGGATGTGTCGATAAGCTATGGCGATGGTGGGTACGCCTCTGGGAAGTTCAAGGTCGACAAGGAAGTACTCGTACAGAGACACTATTCCAAGGCTTGGGAGAAGTTCGGATTTCCACCGCTGAACGAGCTTGCAAGCGAGATAGCCGATACGATGAGGAAGGGTTTCACTATGGCACACGACAATTCATACATAGCGAAATCGATAGTCGCCAAGGGGCAGACAATACAGATCTCCGCACCAAAATACAATATGATTGGATTTCTCAAGGGTGATGAGCTGAAGTTCGACAGCTCGAAGTCCTACGCATCCGAGCTTGATGAGAGAGGCAGTGTGATAGCGGTGAAGAGGCAGAGACAGCGTAAGAGCAAAGCCACTGGCAAGTACACTGGATATGGCGAGGAGATAGCCTGCAGGGTATATGTAGGCAACTGGAAAGGCTATGTGGACAAGTTCATAGTCGATGGTGTTGTGAAGTGGGCTGAGGAACATAGTCTGCATATAGAGAGTCTGACAGCCAGATAGGAGGATTTGGATTATGGCATATGAGAACGAGACAATGGGGCTGATATTCACCTGGGTGAAGGATGTGGCTTACAGGATGCATCCAGAGCTTAGTGTCGAGGTATTCGATGAGCGTGCGTTCGCCGATGCTACAAGCGATGAGGATGACAACAAGATATTCCTATCCGTGCATTTCAAGTCGAGCAACACGGATACGAAAGCTACAGTGCTTGAGACATCCATAAGCTTGCTTTCGGAGAAGGATGACTTCACCAAGGCATTGGAAATCATCCGTATGGTAGTCAGCGAGCATATGCTCAAGCCTTTGAGCATAGGCGGATATTCCGTATTCAGCACTCCTTATCTATCCGAGAAGTTCGTAAGTCACGAGGACTCGTACAGAGCCGAGATTTCGACCGAGGCATCGTTCGTTATATCGCCTGGCATAAGCAATCCTTCCATAAGTGCCGATGGCGAGGATTTGTTCGTGTTGCAAAGCTCGGTAGGCTTGGCTGGAAGCAACGACCCCGTGGTCTTGGGTACTACAGGCACATCCAAGTCAAGAATCGCATACTACACGAAAACATTGTCTATGAAAGTCTATGCCGATATGACCTCCACATTCGTACGCAAATGTTTCATCATATGGAACTTGCCAAGCAACAATCCTGCAAAAGATGGCGTGTTCAATATGGTAATCGACTATGGGAACGGAATTACAGCAAGGAAGAATATGGTGCTTTCCCAATTGGTTCAGCAGTCCTCGATAGGAGCTGTCTCCACTGTCGAATTGTCGTTCTTGGAGGCTGATGAAGATGTCCAGTAAGGAGGTAAGGGTATCCATAACTGGAAAGGTCGTGGAGGTCGAGAAATCGTTCAAGTACACCTCCATAAGCACCAAAATAATTCAGCCCGAGAAACCAGAAGCCAAGCCATCCGAGCAGGTGGAGAGTATAGAGGCTATGGAGGGGAACAGCGGTTCACCTCTTGGGGCGTTGCAGAGACTCGTGGCTAGCAATGGCTCTGGGAACAACTCCGCAAGCATAGTCAAAGGCATAATAGATGAAGGTGTGAAGGAGTGCGACTATTGGCTAAACCGCACATTGCAGGCTACGGACAACTACCAAGGTCAGAGAACGATAGCCATAGCCAAGAGCCTTGGCTCTTGGACACAATCCACTGGAATGAAAATCATCAACGGATTTGCCACTGGCGGTCCTGTCGGTGGCATCATTGCGACAGCGATGGCTGTGGTGGACACTGGCTTGAGCATATACAAGAACTACAACGAGGAGCAGTTCAAGATAGATGTCCAGAACACCGAGTTGGATATGACCCGTGTGAGAGTTGGATATTCGCTCACGAGCGGTTCTATAGGAGGAGATAAGTAAATGGGTGCAATAGACTACAATGTAATCAAGATAGCGTTCGAGAAAATGCTAATCAAACCAATCAATAAGTATGAGTGTGTCCTCAATGTCCCGTACAGCGATGAGTACAGCGAGACTTTGGATTCCATGAGCGTGGTTATAAAGCATATAGATTCCAAGCTTGACATAAATCCCTTCGATGTCGTGTATATCTATCGTGGAGTTGTCAAAGGCGGCACTATCCAACATCCTACATACACCGACATAAAGTGGAAGGAGATGCTCGTGGACAGCGTGAGCATGCTCAGAAAACGCTATGGGAACAACACATACTACGAATACACTCTCAAGCTTATGAGCGAGACCAAATGGCTTGAGAAAATCCAACTGCCAAATAGGAGCTTCACGCACGCACTCGGTGGCAAACTGCGAGATGCGTACGAGACCATAAAGGATTTGATGACATATGTCCCCAAGGTGATGCGAGACAACAAGGAAACACCCTTGATAACCATTTCCGAGGCTGTCAAGAAGAGATTCACAAATCATGGTATGAAGGATATATCCTTGAGCAAACCTACGCTCAGACAGGCACTTACTGCGGTGATGAGTCAGTTCGGATGCATTCCAGTGGTAAACAACAAGCAGTTGGGATTCATCGATTTCAACAGATCGCAAGGAAATATCACGGAAGAGCAGATAAAGAATATGGACAGCGAGTCCTATTCGAATTCATCGGACAGCTATGTGAACACGCTTATGACTGATGCATCCCAGGTGCTTGGAGATGAAAAATCCCTTGTTGTCGAGCGTGGAGTCGGATTCAGAGACAGGGATACTGGCTTGATTAAGCAACAGGAGAATCTCAAGTTGCTTACCACATATCCGATATACAAGGTGAAGAACCTCACGATAAATATGAATCTCAGCACATATCCGACCATCATCGTGAAGGTGTACAACATAGCCGATGCGGATTATTTCATACTGCCTCAAACGAATCCAGAAGGAAACATCAATCCAGTTGTCATAAATGATAATGGTGACAATTATGTTGTAAAGGTCTACTGTGGCACTCAGCGAAGAATAAAGTTCAGCAATTGGGAGTTCAAGGTTCTCGAAGTCATTCGTCCATCCACAGATGGTTTTGCGTGTGAGGGATTTAAGACATCATCCGTGAAGACAGGCACATCGGAACCTGAAAGAGGCACTTGGGGAGCTAACTACAGTATGTATACATTCACGATTTCCAAGAGCGGTATGGTCAGACCCGATGGCACAGTCGCATATCTCTTCATCGCTAAGACAGATGATGACAGGTATATCGTATGGAACACATATGTTGAGGATAATGGGAATGGCACAGTAATAAGTGGAATGTACAAGGAATTGGACATAGGCATCGTGTACAGGAAGGTCAGCGTGGACATAACCAGTCTCGTGAAGACTGCACAGGAGAGAAAGCTCCTCTCGTATGACTACACCACCGATGAGTTCAAGAACGGACAAGGCAATATGGCTGTGTATTCGAAGTATTATTACACTACTGTGCAATACAAGCTTGGAAGCAACGAGATAAGCGGATGGAGCGACAAGTACACGGAAGCTCAAGTGTGGTGGGGTGTCAACAAGACCACCATAGAGAACATAGTCAACAAGTCCTTCTACGAGAATGAATTCCTTCAAAAGCGTTATAAAAATATCTTCAACGATGAGGACATACTTCCATATCCTCAATGGTTCTACTCGTATGAATATGTGGATGGAAATGGCAACAAGCATCCAGTGGCGGAAAAGAGCATATACGAGAGGGGATGGGTTGACGATATGTTTGGAAGCTACAACTATCCATCGAGAATCAGTTTCGACATCTCGTATCAACCACTCAACGATTTGAACATTGCGACAGTGAAGAGCAATTTTGACTATCCGTTGACACAGCTAGACAGCCGAGACAACGGACTTGTGGATTTTGGCAATTTCAAGAAGGTGGAGCAGGACAAGCTCGACAGACTCGGAAACGGAGTCCATATCCTTTCCAAGCGATACTTTGCCAAAGATGACACTATAGACCTAGAGAGCGAACTCATACCATTGGGAGCTGTCCATGTGGATACTGGCGAGGTAGTGTTCAAGCGTATGATTTCGTTCAAGAACAACTATATCGACATAGCCTACTATCTATGCAAGGACTATGTGATAGCGAACTACAGCACCTCCATAACAACGAAGTATCGTGCTTACCAGTATGTCGACTACTCAAGCTCGACTTTCAGAAACGAGAACAGGATTTCCTACTTCACGATAAGCGATGCATATACGAATGTGGACTACGAGGAAAAGGATGTTCTAGGATATACTGAGAAGTATTGGGGCGGTGTGGCTACAATGGGCGACAACAATCTTGATTATCTATGCTCGGGAATGATATTCGCTCCGTTCCTATACAACAACAATGTAAGAAGCATGAATATGGGCTACAGGCGAGTCAAGAGTACCGCATACTCGAACAATGATGCGATAGTCAGCTATTCCGTGTTTCAGCAAGCAACTAGCCACTATTTGTACGATTATGGACTCGTGGTCAGTTTCAAGTACTGGGATACTGTCAGCCCTGGAATAATGCTAGAGTCCACTGTGAGAGCCACAGGACTTCCACAGCATCCGTATATGTACGATGACAAGTCTAGCGTGGTCAATTATGCGAACGAGCAGGACATAGGTCTTATGGCTGTGCCTAGCGACAACGGATGGACTTCGCAGACCGAATCATCGGCGGAGTACGCACAGACATATCCAGCCATCACCGACAGCAAGATATGTAAAGGCAGTCTTATAAACATAGCCTATATGAGTTTCGACATCTCGGACATAATCCAAGACCAGAGCGAGCTTATGGGCTTCACGATGCAAGTCGAATACAGATCGCTCACAAGCAATGTCGTTGTGTTCAAGGACATATCCAAGACTGCAAGGATATTCAACGATGATGAGAACCCCTTGTACACCTACAGACCGAGGTTCTTCGGCACATACGAGGATGCTGTCCAGCATAAGTTCGAGGTCTTGCCTTGCAACTATAGCGAGGTACTCGACACTTCCGAGAACAAGATAATTGTGAAGAATGATGTCACCATATACTATGGAGACGCTCCGTTGATTTCTATGAAGAAAGGCACTTACTATGTAAGAATAAGCAAGTATAATAAGAGCGTAAATGTAATACATATAGGAGGATAAAATATGGCTAGTTATGTTTATTATGACAAGTCTGGCATAATCCGTGAGCTGATAACAGCCGACTATCCTGCAAGACAGGGAATGGCATATGACATATTCATGTATTTCGATGGTGTGGATGCCTCACCTACCAAATACAATGTGACTTGTAGGAAACCAGACAAGGAAACAGGACTTATCACCACATTGTCTTGGGAGGATGTGACAGTCCCTTATTCCGCCGAGAGAAATCTTTCCAACTTTGAGTACTACAGGACATATCATATGTTGCATATAAAGGTCTCGAGCTTGGACAAGGGCGGTCTATGGCAGTTCACACCGAACATCGATGACAAGGCAGGTGCGTTGTTCAATCTCTTCGTGGACAGCAACACGAACGAGGTTGTGGACAAGACTTTGAGCTTTGCGGACTATCAAAGCCTTATGGACAAGCTTACCGAGCTTGAGGCAAGGATTGACAGTCTCGAGGCGGTCAAGACTGCAAGCAACGATGCACAGGCATTGGACATCACCGAGGAAGATGGCGTGGTGTCGATAAAGAGGACTTGATTGATATGTGCTTGTGGAACAGACAGAAGCGTATCGACAGACTGGTGTGCGAGAGCGTGATAGTGATAGAGCAGACATATTGCGTGTATCACAGATCAACCTGCACACCGCACGATGCGGAAGAGGCTAAAAGTCGTTGTATGATAATCATAGACTTGGGCTTGAGCAAGCGAGACAGGAGATGGCTTGAGAAGCACAAGGACAAGGACTGGTTGTCTAGGCGAGTCGAGTATTGGGTTTGGAAGATAAAGAATGGGGGCTGAGTATGGACAGCATAGATGTTTATTCCAAGGGCAAAGTAGATGAGTTGATAAAGACTAAAGTCGACAAGGATAGAGTCGATACGATAGAAGGATATGTCGAGAGGAACACGAACGATATAGCCGAGCTGAAAGCCGAGAAGGACAAGATTGCTGTGATGCAAGCCGACATAGATGAGCTTAAGAGCAAGCCTGCTATGTCGGCGGTAAGCAAGGTCGCATACAGGCACAAGCTCAGAGGCGAGTGCGGATACATGGGTGCTATCGACAAGTATCCATACGAATTGGAGTTCGATGCGGATTTCGATGGTGCGATAGCCGACATAAGCAATCTTTCCAGTATGCTCGACAGCGATGAACACATAAGGAACATAAGATTCCGTGTGTTCAATGGAGCAACCGCCACATTCGTGAATGCCACCATAATGTTGCAGAACGGATACATTATGCTTGTAGGCGACTCGATATATGTGGTAAGTTCGGTCGATGGCGATGAGACAACAGCAAAGAGCTAGAACTAAAATGGCAAACAATGCAAACCATTATCTCTTCAAGATAATCACTGAGGATTTAGGTGACAAGAGATACTTGAAGAAATCAGACTACGAGAAATATACGCTTCCCATAGCCACCCACACAACACTCGGTGGTATCAAGGTAGGAAGTGGCTTGAGCATAGACTCAAGCACAGGAGTGTTGACAGCGAATGTGCAGGCTTGGAGTTCCTTGACTGGCAAGCCTTTCTCGAGCGTGAATCCCACGGATTTCACAACCACAAGCGGAATACTATCGATAAACAATGCCACTTGGGCTAAGAAATCCGATGTGTCCGACAGCTTGAGCGAATACTATACAAAAGGACAAGTCGACAATCTTGTGAGCAACTTGAAGAAAGCAACCATCACAGTTGTTCCAACACTTCCTACGACTGGCGAGGAGGGCATCATATATTTGGTAGGTACTTCCGCACCTTATGAGCAGTATGTATGGGAGGGTAGTGCCTGGATAGACTTGGGTTCTACCGAGATAGATTTGTCCAACTATGTGAATACCACAGGCACGCTTACCGCAGACCATATCATATTGGGCGATGGCACTAAGAAGGTCAAGGCAAGCGGAAAGACCATAGCAAGCTCCGTGACCAACGATGCCAACAGCGTTCCCACATCTCAAGCGGTCAAGACATATGCGGATACCGAGCTAGCCAAGAAGCAGGACAAGCTTTCCACCGCACAGATGAATGCGGCGAACAGCGGTATCACCGCCTCCAAGGTTGCCACCTATGATGGATATGCGGATGGAAAGCAGGACACGCTCACTCAAGCACAATTGAATGCTGTTAATTCTGGCATCACTGGTGCTAAGGTTGCTAAGTACGATGCATATGCGACAAATAAGCAAAATGAATTGTATACCAATGGAAGTGCAGTACATATTAATATCGAAGATGTAATATATCTAGATTCATTGAAGACTGGAATGTCCAATGTCGCTGTTGTGAATTGCCAACCTCTAAGTACTGCAGGGAATTTCACAGGATACATCACAAATACTTTGGTTGTGCCTGATGGTACTAGCAGTCCAATTTTGGATGTTTATGCAGGAAAAGGAATAACAGTCAATGCTGATACATTGGCTATCAGTGTCGAAAATGCCTTCAATATTTGGATAAATCAATGGACAAATGCTCATAACATACAAAACAATACTATTGATAAATTAGCACAGGATACAATGAGTTGGCATGGATTCCACTTCCCTCAATTTATAAACTGGCAAGACTGGAGAATCCAATATAAAACAGGAACTATTAAGAGTTTCACGAATGGTAATACTGGCAATGGTATCGTATTCAGACTTAGTTCCGCCAATGTCAAGACTGATGAAAGCGGAAAGGTATCCTATCAAGCCGAAATCAATCTATTCGATATTTTGGAAGGTCAATATGATACCGAGGAATTGTGCGTAAACGCCATAGCGGAATTCTTGACAGCTGAGACCTTGGATTCTCCTGTGAATACTCAGCTCTATGCGAAATCGGCATATTTGAAGATAAGACTGTCATTCACATATCAATACGATGCACACGATATAATCAATGTGAAGCTCAATTCCAGCTTATATGTAATGCCTGATTAAGTTTTAGACTTATAATATATATGGGAGGTTAGATAACCGACTATGAGCTACAGAGACTGGTCTTATGTCGCTTATGCCGTAATTTGTATCTTGGCTGTCACCGCTTCCGTGATTATCAAGATTTGCGAGAGCAAGTTTGGTAAGCAGAAGGTTGCGGAGACACTTACCGAGGCTGACAAGTACAGAAAAGCCATCACCGAGGCAATCACTTCCGCCGAGGAGATGTTCCCTGGTGCTGGCACTGGAAAGCAAAAGAAGGTAGTTGCCACTCTTGCTGTCTCCAATGCTGTCAATGCCTTGAAGAGCTACAAACCTACAGCTGAGCAAATCTCTAGCGACATCGATACCGCTGTTGCGATTACCAAGGAGGTAAACGCTGGCAATTCCAGCAACTCCAAAAGTGTTGCAAGAGCTGTTGAGGTCAAGCTTGAGACAGCTAACGATGCAGATCCTAAAAATACATCCTTGAAATAAGCAAGGTTGCGTGATTGGGGAAAGGAGGGTCAAAAGCCCTCTTTTTTGGTTTATAATAAGGAATATTGGGAGGACATAGGAAGATGGCAAACTCAGCCAAATACAATGCATACAAGATACCCACGGAAGGTGAATTCGATGACAAGTATGTGGATTTCTCATCGGCACAGAGCATCACAGGAACGAAGACATTCAATACGATAAAGGCGACTACGCTATACATAGGCGATGAACTATCGTGGCATATCAGCAATTACACCAATCACGGAAGGGCTTGGGAGTTGCTTGCACCAGACAGCATATATTCCGTTCAATTGGGCGATTGTGGATTCACAGTGGATACCAGAGAAGACTTCAATATGTTCCAAGTCGATAATGCTGGAGTGCATATAGGAAGAGGCAACCTTGATGATAATGATTATCCCGTGGACAAGATAGTCAATTCCATAGATTCAAGCTCGACCGACAAGCAACTTGCTACAGCCAAGGCTATATTCTCGCTTTTTCAGTCCAGTGGCGATTTCAAGAAATTCAATTTCATCCAATCCAAGCCTACGGATGCTGAAAATAGAAGGTCTGGATATTACATAGTCGATAGTGCGGTTGCCAAATTCGGACTTCCTTCAGATACATACCAATGGGGAACTATTGTCCAATATTACAATGATAGTACAGCCACAGCCACAAGCGGTGGAGACAACAAAAGCTTTGTCCAGATATATTTTCCCGACAACCAAAACTATTTCTATATCCGTTCGTTCTTTGGAAACGAGAATACTTGGCTTAACAAATGGAGCGTATCAAACGGAGCTACGGGAAACATCACTTGGGGTTGGCACAAGATAAGTGCAAGCTCCAATAAAATCAATATGGGTTCTGAGCTTTCTTTTTCGAACAGCACAACGGGTACGATGTACATACCTGCTGCATTCAGCTCGACCGACTTGTTGCACCATCTCAAGATAATGCAGGGGGGAGGATACGATATGGCACCAAACTCAAGCTCCACTAGGAGTTCCTATGTCCAGATAGGAAACATACTGATATGCTGGGGTGTATGCCATCCTGACTCGGTGGGAATTGACACGACCACAACAGTATCATTCCCCAAATCGTTCTACTGGTATCCTACTGTGGTTATGCAGAACACAAAAGTTTCAATTACATATTACAGAAACGGACAGGTACTCACAGGTCTGACTGGGAGCAGTTTCTCATACTACAATTCGGCAAGCGATATAAGCAACATATTGTGGATAGCAATAGGAAAGGCACAAAGCTTCTAAAATTATGAAAACAAAAAACTTTTATTTCAAGAAGGACACGGGCAAGCTCGAGATAACTCCGTTCTACGATGATTTTGTCGAGAAGCCATCCAAGGAAAAATCGAAATACAACATAGCTGTTCTCACATACGATGAGTGGATGAAGTGTTCCGTTTGCGAGTATGGGAAGATGTGGAGATACGATGTCAAGACACACAAGACAACATACGAGGACGATCTGGAACTTCAAGCCACCGATGAATACAAGGCTTATGTCAGAAAGAACAAAATATCCGAGGACAAGAAATATCTCTCCGACACGGACTATGTGATAGCCAAACTGAACGAATTGAGGCTCGAGGACGACTCAAGCTACGAGACCGAGAAGGCAAGGTATCAAGATGTCTTGGACAAGCGTAAGCAATGTAGAAACGAGATAAACGAGCTTGAGAAAGAATGAGGGTATTCCTTATGTTGAAATTCATAAAGATATGCATATCAATCATATCGGCAATAGTATCAATAGTCGTGATACTGGCTATCATTCTAGCCTGCTGGTATGGTTGGAACTGGGCTAGCAAGTATCTCTTGCCAGCTACCCAGACAGTATTGCATCTAATCCGCTGAAAATGCGGATTTTTTTAATTTTTATAAAATCGTGTTGACTTATTTTATAAAAAATGTATAATCTAAATCGTGGAAAGGACACAAGAGAAAAATGACAAACAGCGAAAAGAGAGAAAAAGTAGTAGATGAGCTGATTAGAAGGAAGAAAGTCATTGAGAATTATATGGATATGGTTTTCAAGCCTAGTGAATTCCATACTGCGAAGTTTGGATATTGCGTGGATATGATTGAGTTCATAAGGCAGACATTGTGCAACATAGGAATGAACGATGGATACGATTATTCGATTCCTAAGCTTTATATTATGTCGGTAAGAGAAAGTCATATGAAATCTTGCAAGACTTGTCAAAAGGAAGGCGAGATTGTTCATCACGGATGCGACAAGTTCTATGCTTTCATTGCAAAAGTCATCGGGAATATCAACAGCAATACCTATCCAGACGACTATTACAATGTAATCAATACTGATTGGAGGTAGGCAAAATGAACAACGACGAGAAGATGGAAAAGGTGATGCACGAACTGGAGAGGAGAGAGAAGATTATCGAGGCGTTAAAGGAATCTATTAGAATGTCTCCAGAACGCTTTGTTGGCTATGCATTTATACGATGTATAGAATGGAATTCTCTTATAGATGATGCATTGTGTTTTGTAAGAGATGATTTCGTTAAATATGACAAATGCGATTATTCGGATTCTAAGTCTTTTGCCAAATCGGTTGAAAAAAATTGGCGACACATAAATATGAGAAACTCTGTTCTAGCTGCATACAATAGCAAAAGCGAAGTTATCGCCTATATTGGAAAAGTTATCGATAATATAAATGACAATTATTATCCAAAAGAATATGAGGTGTTTATTAGATTCTTAAATGATTAGGGAGGATAAAGAAAATGAAAGCAAGAGTAGTAAGTCTTAATAAAGACAAAGGATATATGGAGATAGACCTTATCAACAGCAATAATGTTGCGTGCCTACATACGCAGGTATGCTGTAGAACACCTGTGGACATAAGGATATATTACACAACAGCGTACAAATATTATGATTTGAAAAAGCAAAGATGTGTCTTCGTTAGAAACATTGGAAAAGTCATAGGAAAGGCATTCTTGATACTCGGGTATGATGAAAGCGAGATTGAATCCATCGTGTTCAGTAGAATAGAAGAGCATGAGTTTGAATATGCATCAATCACATTTAGAAAGGACAAGGAAAATGGAGCAGACATTGACAAGTAGGAAGAAGGACTATTTCGGTAATCCTATATTCAGATTCGTGAATAGGAACAAGCAGGGCAAGACAATAAGGACAGCGTGTGTCGCTTCCAAGATGTTCCAAGGATATGGAGGAAACATCGATGTGTGCATATACACGAGAAGCGATCTGAAGGAATACGAGCTTGTGGAGATAGCGTTGGAGAACGCTATGACTACTGTCGAGGCATTGGGATACAAGGGGTTCGGAGTCCAAAATGTGAATGTGTCCTACGATGAGACAGGCTATCCGAGACTCGTGAAAATCATATACACTGGCATCTTGGGCGACTATGCAAGAGACACATATGCACACCAGAGTGCTAGTGAGAACGATACGATATCGGAGGTTATCGAAGATGAAAAGAAACAGCAGGCTTGATGAGGTTATTCCCACATTCGAAAGCAAGGGATTCATAAGCTTGCTTTGCGAGGGAAACGCAATGTTCGATGGAAATGCATTCCAGCTGTCAAGTAGCAAGATAAAGCCCTACTATGACTGGATAGTCAAATCCGTGAAGAAGAATATGTTTCCTACGAACTGCGTGTATTATGTAAACTTGAAAAGAAAGGATTGAAAGGAAAATGGGAAGAAATACTGATTTTATAAAATTGGATTCTAGCAAAAATGTCATTGCTAATGGGACAATGCCTGAAAATTGCGTGATTATAGCTGGATTTAGAGCTTATGAAAATGGAGATGACTATGAGAAGTTCCAAGAGATAACATATGAGAGCTTGGGTGAGTTCAACAATGATATAGCTAACACATTGACCATACTGAAGTTCAGCAACTTCTATATGGCAGAATATCATATGCAAGTGTATAGCAACTCCCTTTACAATATTTTTGATTTCAAGAATTCTATATTGAAAATCAAAATCCGTTTGGTGTTGCATGGATTCAAAGCCGACTTGAGCGATTTGCAAGACATATTCAACATGCCAGTCTAGGAAGGTATCAGATATGGGATTGCAATATCAATTGGCTGATTGCTACATAGTCAAGTACACGGACAGCGAAGGCTTCGTACATACAGTTCCGTTCTTGTATAAGAAGCAAGCTGAACAATACAGGGATGCGATGAAATGCGTATATGGAAATGCCGAGATAGTGCTTGAGAAGACATTCAAGTCCACCAAGGAATACTAGGAAAGGGGA